AGTTTACTTATTTTCTCTTTCATTTCCTTGACTTTTTATTCTAATTACAGATTCTTTTGCTGTAACACCTTGTACAATACTTCCTTTTCCATTTAATATTTTTCTTTTCTATCATGCTTAGTATTAAGTTATTCTAATTTTTCTTGATTATCTCATTCTCTTCTTCAAGGCTTCTATAGTATTTTTAGGTTGTGATTCTTCTTTTTGTATATTTCCTGAATCTTCAGATTTAGAAACGGCAACGGCTTTTAAGAATCCTTTGGCTTCAAATGATTTGATCGTCTTGTTGGTTTCCTCTAAAAGATGTTCCATTTCTTTGTTGCGTTTTTCTAACTCGGTTTTTAGTTCTTTGTTTTCGTTCTCTAATTTAGAAACAACTTCGGCTTTGTGTAACTCGGTTTTAGCAGAATACGCCATCGTTTCTTCTTCTTTAGGTTGAGGAGCAGATTCTTCTGCTTTTTCTTCTCCACCCATTCCACACTCTTTCATCAACATCATTCCTTTTTGAATGTGTGCGTAGGCTTCTTTCAACATCATTACAGGGTCTTTTTTTTCTGCCATTGGCATTTCGTCTTGCTTTACAATTTCTTGTTTTACAATTTCTTGCTCGATATTTTCTGTTTTAATTTCTTGTTGAGACATAGGTTTCTCCTCTTGAATAATAGTAGCATTATTTTCTGTATCACTTGTTTGGGGTAGGACTTCTGCATCGTCAAACTTCACCATCGTAAATATGGATTCGGGATTTGCAGGTCTGTCCACTAGGGACACCTCGACCAAACGCAACCCCTCAATTATGTTTTTATTTACGGGGTTCCGCTGAGTGACTTTGCCCCCAATCGAGAAGCCCTTATAAACGCCCGTGTTAATTTTTTTGACGGCGATCGGATCGACCACTAAGGCTTCAAACATTGTTTTATCATTTACAACCATCATTGAGAGGGCAGTTCCACAAGCCGAATTGTTGTGCATTTCCCTGACGGCTCCAAACCGCATATAGTCAGGTATGGCATCGGCTATGGCTTTACTTAAGATGATCTCACCATCAGAATCTACACTTTCACTCGAAGCGATACCACTAACGATCAAAGTGCCGTCATCATTTGCGATAGTTTTCTTAATTTCGCCGTACAGTTTCATAGATATTCACCTCGTTGCATTATAAAATTATAGTATGAATAAAAAGCAAGTCTATCTTAACACCCTCGCTCAATTTGGTTGCTACTGTTGTAGGACAGAAGGAATTGAAACTCCTGCGATGATTCATCACATAAGAGAGGGTATGGGTATGGGACAAAAAGCACCTGACATTGGTGGCACAATTCCTCTCTGCGAGGGTCATCATCAAGGAAACTTTGATACAACTAAGTTAGCCTTTCATCGAAGCCCAAAATTATGGAGAGAGAGATACGGGTCGGAAAAGGATATAGCAAAAGGATTATTTGACTTGGTTTGCCGATTAGGATTCAAGCCCTAATTCGAGAATCGGTGTCTCAGGTTCTTGTTCTCGTTGATCTATTTCTTCTGAAGTCCAATAAGTTAGATCACATCGGCAGTTTGGGTGCAAAGGTGGGTCACCTTCAGGGAAGTCCTCGCCAATAGGAACGACAACACCATCGTAAACTTCACATTCCTCACAAGCGTCTGTGGCAAGTAACCATTCCTTGAACCCATCGGGGAGTATTTCTTTCATAGTTTCTTGTTTGCCATCGATAGATGCAATAGCGGTTTCTGTTCTTGCTATCATCTCGGCTCTTGCCTCGCTAAAGATTCCTGAATCTAAAATAGATTCTTTTAACTCGCCTATTGACTGACCTTCTTGCAGAGCATTAGTAACGGCTTCCTGTATTCGAGACAAAGTAGTTTCCATAATGTCGCCCGAAATCATTTCACCTGCTCGTTCTCTTGCGAACGCAACTACATTGTTGTCGATTAGATTCCAATTCACCGCAATATCACTATAGCGTCCTGTTAATTGGCTTGGTTTATTCAATCCTAAAGCATTGAGGACATCAAAAGTATCTCTCGCAAACAATCTTGTTAATTCCACAACTTTTTTTTCTAATTGTTGCCTCACTTCATCGGGCATTTTTATTTGTCTAATTCGTTCAATAATAAAGCGAGTATCTGCTCCTATCAATCGCCTGTTAAAATCTTTTTGCGATATTTTTTCTACTTCGATAGATTCGGAAATTAACACATTGTCTAGGGTTGCTTCGATAGATCGAAACCAAGACAGAAGAATGTTTTTAATCTCTAGTTCTGCTTCTAAAGTGACGGCGTTGTCTAATAAGCGAAGCCCTTGAATACGGGTCTTTTTTTTTTAACTATCTCGGCTTTAGCCTGAATAGGCGGAACAGTCTCTACTTCTTCCTCATCATCTTCTTCTGTTTCTATCGGGTCGCCCATTGGCATTGTTGGGTTTATTTGTCCTAACGCTTGTCGTAATTTATCTTGAGGGTTTTGTTCTTCCATTGGTGCTAGACCTAGTTGTTCTCTCGCTTCATTGACAGTCATTATTGAACTTCCTACCGCAATTTGTAAAATCTCCATTTGTCGTTTAGGATCGGTTGAATCTTGTTCTTTCCAAGAGAATCGCAACTCAGGAGAATCGAACGCTTTTAACAGGCACTCGTTCATCACACCTTCAAGCCATTTCTTGATCGGATTCAAGCCTTGTTCTTTTGCCGTTTGAGCCGATTGTTCAGCAGTCGCTCGATTCATTTCCTTAACTGCCCAATCGTGCGGAACGCTAAAGGTATAGGAAACAATACGAGCAATCCATTCATCTAATTCACCCTTAAGAGGTGGCTCAGTAACGGGGTAAGGTTTGGCTTCTGATGGAATGAATCTTGCCTTGCGTCTTTGTGCCGTGTTGCCTTCAAGAATAGAATCAAACCATTGTTGATATTGTGCGATCTGATCGACATTCCAAGTATCAGGAACACCAATTAACATATCGGGAACATTACCTGCCGACCAATACTGAATCTGTGATAACTGTCTGCGTAAACCGAGCGAAATTATATTCACGCATTGTTCTACACGAGAAAAGCCGTACACCTTGTTGCTCCTGCGGTTATATATTGGGACTATTAGTTCATCGCTTGAATAATCAACTGCAGGAAGTCCTTTGATCTGTTGCTGATAACAAGCAAAAGGTGGCTTGGGAGATCGACCACTTGGGTCAATTAGTAATTTAATCAATGCTCCGTCCATATTATCGAGTGTTATTCGTTCAGGAGTTTTTCGTATATAGATGGCAGGTTGGTCAATTACTAGGTGGTCTTCAATGATAGGACGCAACCAAGTACTCCAAGAGTTTTGTCCATCGGGCATTTCTAATCTACGCATAATTGCTTTTATTTTTTCTTGATTCGCTTCCGCACCTTGTCTAGCAATAACTTCGTACTCAATTCCACATAATGTATCTTTGATCGTTTCAATGCAAAGCCGTACAATGTCTAATCCGCCCTGAGAAGGGTCGGCAACTCGTCTAAGCGTTTCAAAATCTATATTTGAGTTGGTATTTCCCTCTCGTCTTGGCGTGTAATTAAGATTAAAGCCTGTAGGATAATCTAGTTTTCTTCCCTTGACTTCGCTTGGAGCAACGGGCTTGAGCGGTTGAGAAGGCCCAAAAAAATCTGCTGATGTTCCTACCGAGTTAGGATTATTTACTCGGTTAATCATTTCTTTTTCGAAGGGGATAATTTTTCCGTTAATCGGTGTTGCCATTAGTATTTCCTAAAGTGATCTGTAAAAGACGATTCAAGCCCTGTTCTAAGGATACCTTAAAACAAAACTCGCCCTCTAAAGTCTTGCAGTATTTAGCAAGTAGAACTTCGTTTTCTTTAGTGATGGTTATTTTCATTTTTCTCCTTGTTCTGCCATTATTCTTGCCCACTCATACATACCACTCGTTCCTCTTGTTAAATAATCTAAGCACATAGTATAAGAATCGACATCATCATCGTGACTTCCATTTGGAAATAAGGACAGGCTCTCAACAAAATCATAGACCCAAGTTGTTTGTTCGGGCAAGTAAACTAAACCTGCTTCGTGGATAGGCGTTACTGCATTGGCTCTTGCAATCTTATCTTTGTCCACCTTATAGGGCAGAAGCGGTATTCGAGTTTGCCTTTTTAGTTCTTGTAAAATACTCTGCCCACTAGCCTTATCCTCGACCAAAACCACTTGTGGATTCCATTTTTCGGCATATTGCTGAACGGCTCGTTTTAATTCGGGATACTCAAACTTTTGTTTAATGATATCCAAGACATAATACCGATTCTCTGACACTCCAATAGTTAATCCTGCCGAGAAATCGGCAGAATCAGTTTTCTTGAAAGCCGTATCCCACCCTTGAATGATTCGTTTAATTCCTAATTGGGACTTTATTTCTTCAACATTGTTTGATAGAGGTTTGTAATACTGCCAATGCTCTCTTTTGAATAAACTTCCTTCGATTGCCGATGGTCTTTGTTGATATAAACTATTCCACACTCTTGACCCAACTGCCATTTTAATTTTGTTTAATGTATCAATTCCGAATCGTTCAGGTTGTAAAGGTTCGCCCTCTTTTCGATATTGCTCATTAGTTTCTGCCACCGCAGGGAATGAAATAATTTTCCAATCATCTCCTTCTCCCCTTTTTTGTTGCTCTAACAATCTCCCTGCTAGATCATCTTCGTGCCATCGAGTAAGAATGATTAAGATTCCACCACCGCTTGAACATCGGGTATAAAGTGTTGAGGTGTACCAATCCCAAACTTTATCCCTATAAACAATCGAATCGGCTTGTTCGGCATCTTTAATCGGATCATCAACAATCAAGACATCACCGCCCATACCCGTGATTCCACCACCGACACCTGCCGAGCGATAAACTCCGTTGTGATTAACAATCTCGAATAAATCGCTATTACGAAGGTATTTATGTTGAGCAACTGTCCGAACATTTGCCCCACTCAATCCTATGTTAGGGAAAACTTCTTTGTAAACAGGGTCATCAATGATTCGTTGGACATCTCGGTTGTTTCTACTTGATAAGTCTGAAGCATAAGAAGTAGCGATAAAGGAAATATCAGGGTATTTACCTAGTGCGTACGCAGGGAATCTGCGACTTACAATCTCCGACTTTCCGTGTCGAGGCGGAGCAAATAACATTAAGCGAGGGCTTTTTTTCTCAATGACCTGTTGTAAAAAAATATCAATCTCGTTACATATAAGATCAGTAAACCAAGTAGAAATGTAGGTCGGGTAAGTGTGTTTAATAAAATGTTTGAGAGTGCGTCTGCTTAATTCAATACTTAGGCTTTTGTTAATCATTTGCCCTTTTCTTTTTTTTAGTACGCTTTTGAATTAGTTTCACCCCTTTGGTGGGATTAGGCAAGGATAATAAACCCACATCGGCAGAGGCTTTCCATTTACAAGCATCTAGTAACCATTCGGCTCTTTGTCGGCTCGATATTCCGTGGCACATACTTGACACACTATTGCCCTCTGAAATGTGTATAGCGTAAGTAGAATTGCCCTCATCATCAAACAAAGTCTCAATTAAAAACTCTTTGCTCATACGAACCCCCTTTGACTATTTTACTCCTTAGCCTTGAAGGGTTTGTTCTTCTTTATTTTCAGCGTACTTCGAGGTTAATTGTTCTAAAACAATCAAATCTTCGGTATTCCAATTAGCGTAGGGATTATTTTCAACTGTACTAATTACTCCCGTTGCTTCAATCCTTGTCGGGGCTTCGAGACCCTGTAGTTTATGTTTGCGTTCCATAATTCGCAAAATAGTATCGGCTACTCTTGGGTTCTTTTTATCTTTCCATAGGCTTAAGAGCATCGCATCGAGTCGATCTAATTCCAATGCCATTACAAGGTTGGCATCTATTTTAATCTGCTCTCTGATAACCTCTAAACCCTCTTGGACAAGTTGATGAGCCCTCGATCTTGATAATCCAAGGCGTTGTCCAATTTGTTCGTAGGTTGCTCCTGCTTTACGGAGTTCTACGGCTTCGGCTATGTTCTCTTGAATCTCAATAGTTTTGCTTGTGGCGAGTTGGGTCATTTCCAATTTCCTATGGTTCTACTATGATAAAGCCAATTTGAGGAACTCGTTTTTTACCTGACGATCATCTCTAAAGTTTCCGTTCATTGAACTTGAGGTCATTATTGCAGGAGTTTTTACCCCTCTCATCGTCATACAAAGATGTTCACCTGAGCAAAGTACGGCTACATTGGGAGAGGCAGTTAAGTGTATAACTTCTTTTGCAATATCTTGCACCAAGCGTTCTTGTATTTGTAGTTTATTCGCGTGTTTATGGGCAATACGAGCAAACTTACTTAATCCTAAAACTTTTTTATTAGGTATATA